CACTGTAGTTAGGCAGTTTATAGTCTTGCACTCTTGACTGTATCTTGGTTCTAAACCAAAATTGGGCTCCCCCTCCAGGGATTGAATATGTAATAAGCTGCTGCTGTACCTATAATACTTGCGGCAGAAATTGCAAAGGAGGCTATACCCACTTTGGCTTTTGTTTTGTAGCTGTTGGAAGGGAACCAAGTTCCTTCCTGGCTGTCCTAACGTGGACCTCCGGTAGCCATCGAATTAACCGCTGCTTGAGCTGACTTTACGGCGCTCTCGTTTAACGGAGATGCTTTCTTGGTCAGCGGTGTGAACGGTGATGCGTTGGCGATGTTATATTCATAACAATAGGCAGTTTCCAGAGTAAAGGACGAGCCGGGCGCATAGCCTGACACAACCACCTGAAAGTGCTGCCAATCATTGTCATAAGCATAAATACCTATGCTCGGGTAAGCTTGATTCTTAGCCACGAAAAGGTTCTCTATAGATGCTAAATTCGAGTCCATAGTTGTTAGCAAAGGCAACTGCCCACTGGTGGGACAGATAGCGAAATTAGTGGACTTATGCCTGGGAGTCAAAACCAATGTTCGGTCTATTCTACTAAGCTTAGAGTCCTTAATGTACGCTGTTGGCTCAATGCTTCCGTCACAATACCACACTGCTGTATTCTTTCGGACAGGATAAGCAGTGCCAGACGCATCATACCAGTGTGCTTGAGGGCACTCAGTTGAGCCAGCTGGACCACAAATACCTGCCTTACTAAAAGTGAAGGTGTTTGGTGTTACGACATATGTTCCCGAAGCAGATAAGGGGGTTCCTGTATAAGTTAACTTATACTGTACTGCCACTATTCTGACTCCAGTAGATTCATAGGGATCCTCATGGAAGTTTCCTGGATATGACTGTGAACTCGTGTATTGAGCTGGAATTCCGAGCGGATGCAGATCTCTTCCGTTGTTCGCTGGAACTCTAACTCCTACTCCATCCACTGTAATACCCGACATTGTACCCGAGTTACCTAGAGGAACCAGACAGGCTCCCACTGGGACTAAACCTAGCGTTTGGATAATGAAACCACTGTTATCCGCATCAACTATGTGGTTAACCACACAGGAATCGATTACAATATAGTTCGAGTTACCACCGTCGGGTATTCCTTCACCTCCAGATGCAGAAAAAGGATCGATCCTGCACTTGACGTACGGGTGAATACCTTTGTTCACATTCATCGCTGGTTTGGTGAGATTTCTCTCGACTTGAGCTATGCTGTTTAGAACACTGAGTCCTTTCTGTTTCTTGTTAGAACGCTTCTTGTTTTTCCTCTTAGAAGCCTGATGAGGAGCGCTGTCAATCGACATTGCAGCTAAACCATTTACGGCTTGCTTCAATGCATTGACTTTTGCAGCGTAGCGCTTACGCTGTTTGGGTTGAGGATTACTCGGCATACTCGACAATTTCTTGAGTCCCCTCCAACTCCAGAAATCCCACACGATCCAACTCATCCATCACTGTATCAAAGTCCGGATGATTTTTCAGCATATCCTGGATACCAATCATGAGACAACGCAGTTCCAATGCACTCTTTGGAGTGTGATGTACTAAGTTCATCATCATCTTGATGTGGTTCACAGGGTAAGATATGTCTTCTTTGTAAATTCTACTACAAAAGTCGAATGTATCGTCAATTTTGTTGTAATCCTTACATTTTAGACCTAGCGCTGCATAAATCTCCTTGGCCCCCTCGACGTACTCTTCAACTGAGTCATCTCCAGCTGCTATGGTTTTCCTACTTCCGACTAGTGTCGCTAAGTGTACTCTCATAAAACTGTTAGATCTCGATGTTTTGAATTTTCCGGAGTTGACCAATCCCTTGAAGTTGGGTTCTACCATAGTTCCGTCCGAAAACACGTAGATACTCTCCGACTCAATTAGAGCGGTTCTTCTCAACAGCGTTTTCCAAACTTCACTAGGATTGTCGCACATCTGTATAGTGAATTCGCAGTCATTCAATATCATCCATTGTTTAACTGACCAATCCCACCCACTGATGTCTGCGCAAGCCATGGTATAGCCACTTTCAGCTATGTCTCGGTAGACGTCCTCGTTGTCTTCGTCTGAAAATCCGAGACCCGGTTTGGAAGGTATATCCATCCAATTGGCAATTTCAAGTTTGCACAGGTTTCTAATGAGAAGCATCTCAATTATCTTATCGATAAGAGACACAGACATTATCAGCCTAACTCTACCTTCTGCCAATTTTGCTTGCTTATGGGGTTCATCTTTAACAAAGACTCGTACTGGATCACACAAACCTCGGTCTATGCGTTCTTTCCTGGTCAAAGTTGACGGATCTGTAGACAATAGCAGCTCTATTCTGTCCAGAACTATTTCTGCTACTCTTCCTCCCATACTTTCAAGCACCTTGCCGTTAGTAGATCCAAGTATACAAGCTGGTACTCCTGGAGAGGATTCAAGTTTAATGTATGTTATCATCTTCTCTACTTCAACTCTCCATTCTTCCCTGTCGTATGCTTGGAGCACACCCGGAATTTCGTGTCTGAGATATTTCCCGCTTAGATATTCGTTTGCGAGATTTTTCTCTTCTTGCGTAGGTTCGTAAAACTCTTCAATATGTTTGTCACATTGAAGTCTGAAACTGATTTTCTCAGCGTCAGCTCCTCTCATGGGCCAGCCATAAGAGCTATAATCAAGTTTGCCACCTAATTTGAGCTCTTTCCAATATCCGTTTTCTTCGAGTCTTTTGGGCTCGTGGAAGCGGACGGAGCTATAACCAATGATTTTACTTTTAGCGGAGAACTCTTCTGGTTCAATCCACTTGTAGTAGGAGCCCCAGCTGTTGCTGGGGACTGCGAGTTTAAAGGAACCGCAGAAACAACACTCTCCTTGATCTCCTGGAGTTTTGTCGCTTTAGCCCTTCTCTTCTTTGCTTTATTGCTGGTTGCCACGGGTTCCACACTTTTAACTTCACTTAACACATCTCCGCAACCATTTTTGGCAGCCTTGAGTAGTCCAGCTTTGTTATTCTTGTCTATGACTACACCTCCGCAAGCCAGAGATTCCTCTTCATTGAGTATTCCTGTGGCTAGCTTGATTAGTTTTCCATCGACAACAGCGTAACTAGGATCAGTGATCTTCTTACCTATATAGATTTCCCCTTCAGCTGCCTGTATTCCTACAGGAGCTTTAGTTATCTCAGAATAAGTCTCCCGGACCATTTTCCTCACAAACGCAGTGATTTCCTTAGCAATTAAGCCTTCTTTGTTGAGCTCCACCTTGACTTGATCCATGACCACTTCAGGCAAATAGTTCTTAAGTTCTTCCAAACCTAATTTTAAGCCAGCTCTGATTTCCTCAGTTTGGCTCCTTCTACCTTGCGGGTCCTTGATCAGAGCAAATCCACATCCAGGTCTTCTACAGGAAAATCCAGGCTCCAGATGCAACAAATTACACTTGGAACAAGTCCAAGGAGATTCGTAAGTCTTCTTGCCTGATTTTGAGCGTTTAATGGTTTTGATCGTTTTGTACTTGTCTCGGATATCATCCAAGTCTCTTTCGTCCAAATTATCAAAAGCCTCCATTTCTTCACCCCAGCTATTGCCTGATGTATATTCATGGGTATGGGTATGCTCTGTTCGCCTCAAGCGTATCCTGTCCACGGCTTCTTCAATGTCTTCCCCAGTGTATCGGTCTTCCTTGGGTGAGTCTTCATCCTCTTCTTCCAAGTCTAAGTCGTTATAAGCATCCTCGTTCATTTCAGACTCTTTGTAACGGAACAATGGTACTACAACACCTAAGTTGACCGCCATTACTCTATCACAGCCTGTATGAACTCCAAAAATCTCGTTCCTAGCGTTGCACAACGGAGCTCCTGAGCTCGACGTTATAGTGCTAGCGCCGTACTGGATCTTCCACGGGTCGCCTTTTACAACTCTGGTGACAGCTGTAGAAACACATGTTTCGTCCTTGACTATTTGTCTGATATTAACCACTTCTCCCATCCGTACTTTACCTGTAGTTTTACCCACTGATATTCCAAGTTGAGAAAATACAAAGTCTGGGACAGCCATGATCAAAAAATCCAACTCATCAGGTCCTGAATAGGCTACAATCTGAGCTGATACTGACGACAAATACGCATACTTATCACCCTTTCTCAACCGAATGTTAGCCGTTTTGTTAAATGACAACACATGACTGGCTGTCAATAAACAATCTCTTTTATGGAATTTAATCCTACTGAAGTGTCCTATAATGGTTCCGTCAACATCAAATTGTCCTTGCCAACTGGGCATATTTTCTTTGTAGAATTTACTGCCTGGTATTAAGGTCTCTTTATGTTGTTGCGGAGCTAAGTATCCACTGCTGTCAACTTGTTCTTCACGTACTCGCTTAGAAGACACAAGGTCAGCTGCCTGATTCTTATGCACATATATTCTTTCTCCAGTTGAACTAGTCACATATGGTCCTTCTGTGTCATATTCCACCCTACTAGAGTGTCTTTTGACCAACTGTATTTCTTCTCTATCCTCCGTGACTTTTCCGTATATAACGCTCTTCTTGCTAGCTCTATATAGTCTTTTAAGCCTGATATAATTACGTATTGAAACACACGGCTTTAAAGCACATATATAAACCACAAGTGTTGATGTAAACACATAGCGTATTATACCCCAAACTCCTCGACATATGGGAATAAGAAATCTTATTAAGTTCACCAATAAGAAAATACCTAAAAAAGAGAGAAAAATCAATCCCAACCATGATTTTGACAATGCTCGAACTGGGTGTTCAAGAGCATCAACCATGACCGCAAAGTCGGCAGCTGTAGCATTCACAAATTTGTCCATGAATTTCCCGATATCAAAATCTTTAATTCCAGTATCTTTGACAGCTATGTCGACCAGTGTGGGTGTTTCATTCTCAATCTCAAAATTAGGATCCCACATTCCTTCCCTCTTAACTATCGATGAGTGCGTACTTGAGGAACTGGTGGTTTTACCAGACCAGTATTCCTTCGGTTTCGCACCCATGAATCCTCTGGCATCAACAGCCACGACTAGCAACAAAACAAATGCAAGCATTCCTTGTTTAATATATAATAATTCTTTCGGCTTAAAATATATCGTCGTCTTTGTCAAATTCAAAAGTTTCAGAGAGGTCAATTCAATTCTCGATAATATTAGTTTTGTTCAAACGCTGTTTTACACAACTACTCT